CGGGTGTTGGGACGACTCTGTTTTGTAGCAGAGTAGACGGGGTCGTAGGAAGGGAAGGTAGCCATCAGTTCGCCAAGAGTCCTCCGGGTCGTTTCTGCTTGATAATCTCAGCCTGGACAGCCGCCGCAAGGGCATTACCCACTTGGTTGGCGCGGGCACCGTTACCTCGGGTATCGGTCTGTGTCTCAGTGACGTTTACAACCACATTAACGTCACCGCCCAGGGCGTTGTTTGGAACGATATTGCCGGAGTTATTGGGAACAAACAGCTCAGGACCGCGCTCGCCAACCATGTAGGGCGTACCAGTGGAAACCGGACCGCCGTTTGCACGGGCAGACATTGCTTCCATGCCTCCTCCAAAACCCAATCGAGGTACGTACTTAAAGAAGTTTGCGTCGAGGTCTACGCCCTTTACATAGGACGCGGGGCTCTGCCCGGTTGCAAAGGCGCGTGCAATTCCCAGAGCGATGTATTGAGCAATCATTGTTGCTGCTGTTTTAAGCAGCATGTCGGCTATGTTCCGCAAAAAGTCAGCAAAAACTTGCTCTGCAGTCTTAGTACCCGCCACCATGTCGCGGATACCAAAAGTAACCAACTCGCTAGTAAGCTGTGCGACTTCACCGACCTGCTTGTACTTGTCTAAGAATTTCTGGAGGACTTCATCTTGGCGCCCCAGTACGTCTAGACCGAAACCGGCTTCAAATGACGGTGCGTTCTTGTCATCTCTGGAGAAAAAATCTGTTCTCTCGAGGTCGGAAGCGTCCAGTCCAGCCGCTCTTAGAGATGCAGCAGCTCTTGCCTCGATTATCGCAAGCAATTCTCTTTCTTTATTTAGTTCTTCCGCTTTACCTTGTTGTTGTGTATTCAGAAGCTCATTTATGCGAAGCTGTACGGTTTCTGTTTCATACTTAATACGTAGTAGCTCTTTATCTAAAGCGCTACCGGCTTTCTTAACAGCTATTTCTTGTTCTAATGTACGTATAAGGTCTTCGCCTGTTCTTAGCGATCTAGAAACTTCTTTTTGTTTACGTTGTGCTTCTCTTTGAGCCTTATTAGCTGCTGCGGCGGCTGTACGTGTTGCACGCCTTGACGCTCTTTCTGCTTCTTTAGCTTTTCTAGCGGTAAACCGTGCACTCTCCTGATCTATTTGATTAAGTCTCTTTGTTAGCTTTTCGTTTTTAATCTTTACCCGAAGACTGCGCCGCTCTGGGTCCAAACGTCCGCGAACGAAATCGGTATAAATCTTTTCGTTTTCTATGCGGGCTTGGTCTTGTGCGATCGATCTTTGTTTTTCAAAATATGCTTCGGCTTCGTTGTCCTTATTTATTGCACTAAGCTCTGTTAATTGTTGCTGCAACGGTAGTTCTAAACGCAGATTTCTTAGGCGATCTTGTGCAGCCAGCTGAAGTGCTTTCTCTGTTGGATCTTCTGGCCTAAGTTGTTCAGGTAAAAGCTCCAGTATGTCTTTAGTTTCTCCATCTGGACCAGTAGGAAATGTACGATTCTGGTTAGTAAATTCGTTCCACCTATACCCTAAAGCTATGAGGGAGGTGATTAACCTCTGCACTGCATTATTAGTGCGATCGATTCTCTCACCTGCACGGATAAAGGCGTCAGCATTTTCATCACCGATTTGACGTGCTAACTCTTTTTGGGCCTCCGAAGCGGCTAATGCTGTTTGCCCGCTGGATTGCAGATTGGATATGTAGTTGCCAAGCTCCGGGTTTATTCGCCCCAGGGCATTCTCCAGCGCACCAGTTGCATCACCTCCTTCACGAAGGGCTTTGCTAAAATCAACAGCTTTATTTGCTGCTGTGTCAAGAGAGCCACCAAGAGCACTGAGGAGAATTTGTGCGCCAAAACCGCCGCTGCCAGTGCCTGCAAAGGCACCGGCTATGCCACCACCCACCGCTCCGGCACCGCCGCCGAACAGCAAGGGAAAACCTGCGCCTAAAGTTAGGTCTTCAGCTAAGCGTTGGTTAACCTGCTGTATCCTTTGACGGCGTTGCAGCGTGGCGTTAATCTTCTCTTCTGTACGGGCTGCACGTTGAGCAAGATAATACTGCTCCGCTTTTTCCTTAGAAATTTTATCCTCAAGAAGACCTTGCCTAATAAGTTCTGCATTTTCTTCTGCCCGTTGTCTTTTTCGTTCATCCCCCTGAGGATCTATCCCAAGTTCCTTTAAGGCATCTGTTCTTATGCTACTTAAACGTGCTGCGTAGTCTCTTGCCTGCTGTTCTGCCAGCGCCCATGCTCTGGCAAGGTTTTTTACCTCTCCGTTTTGTCTAGAAAGTCCCCCATTGGCTAACTTTACATTGTCAAGTATGGTCGAATATACATCAGCAGAACTAGCGGTTGAGGCAACTGTATTGCCCAGTAGCCTTGCTTTTTTGGCTGCATCATCTGCACTATTGGCAACCTCTCTTATTCTGTCTGCCAAAGCTTTTAGTTGCTTTGCGGCAATATCACCTCCAATGCCGCTGGTTTTGCCAAAAATGTTTAGTGGTCTGTCGTTTATTCTATTTAATAGCGTGCTTACCTGCTCGATTTTTGTGATTACGCGCCCAATGCTGCGCTCATTATTTATGACTACGTTTATAGCCGCGTTATAGCCTGCCACTTTCTTGACGCAAAACTACCTGTCGTAAGTCTATCGACGACGACGGGCTTTCTCCATTTCCTTTTCTTGGTCCTCGTTGAGGATCTTGAAGTAGGCGCTCCAGCCGAGGAGTTCTTCGGGGGTCATCGTGGTGCGGACTTCGGACAAGCTCATGCCTAGTTCTTTGGCGACGCCGAACTGGAGCATGAGCCAGTTGTCTTTGCGAAGATCCGCGCTTAGGAGTTTGGGTCCATCTCCTCAGCGTTTTCGTCTTCGCTAAGGATGGCGAGCATCAAGGACTGGAGATCTTTGTCCTTGACTTCGTTTTTGAGGATGTCGATCTCTCCAGCGGCAAAAAGCTTCTTGCCGTTCTCGTCCAGAGCCTTTGCAATTAGGAGTTGGAGGGCAAACGCACCAGCATCATCGGATTTGGCTTGGCGTTGGGCGCGTTCGCGCTCGGCCATAGTCAAAGGTGTGACCCACATTTCAAATGTGGTGCCGTCAGAAAGTTCTACGACTTTCTTGGCTGGTTCGAGATTCGCGGCTTTGCGGAGGCGGTCAATCGCGCGAACTGGGACCGGCATGGAATACAAATGTATGTGTTTGTACTGTAGCGAAGAACAATAAAAAAGCCCCAGCATTGCCGGGGCTCAGTACATCTGCTTGTATCAGACTATCAGGACTTGGTGAAGTCGAAGCTCGGGGCAGCGCTGGGACGGAAGTTGATAGCCACGCTTTGGCCATCGTCGGGGTTCACGTTCAGGCTGGCAGAAGTCAGGATGACGGGAACTTCGATGGAACGGCTGGCGGTGTCGTCTACACTTGCGCCGCTCATGATGCGGTCGATGTAGAGCTTCATCGTTGCACCGTTCTGCTCGCGCTGGATCACGTCTTCAATCAGACGGCTGGAGAGCAGGGTGTCGTCGTCGGTGGTATAGACGGTGGCCGAGCCGGAACCGTCAGCAAAGCCAGGGATATAAGCCCGGAAAGGAGCAGTGCCGGTAACAGCTTGACCGATAGTCGTAACATCGATCTCGCTACGAGTGATCTCAAAGTTCCAGTCGCGCACCTGACCGACAACTTCAGCAGCGGTGTAAGTGATGCTGGCGAAGTCGGAACCGAAGCCAGTAGGTGCTGCAGTTGCGGTCTCTTCTGAACCACCCACCGTGGAGCTGAGGGTCATCACGCCGGTTGACTCTGAATAAGTCAACACGTAGTAATCACCGGCAGCAATCGCGCCAGTAGTGGTCGCTCCAGCGGGGTAGGCCAAGGTGACAGGGTCGTTGACGCGGAAACCCAGGTAAGAGCCAACGGTGATGTTGCCGCCGGTGGAAGGAAACGCGGAAGCGGTGAGGGTGGTGACAGAAGTTCCGGCTGGTTTGTAGTAGAGGGCGCCGGAGGTGCCCGACAGGACGGTTGCCATGAGAAAACCTAACAATGGGGAGTGTCGCGGGCACTGCCCGGCTTCTTACAGGTTAGCCCCTATTTATGACAGGTCCGTTGCAACATATGGTGCTTCAAGTCTACCTACGAAATGAGGTGATGTTTCCGTTGATGAGAACGAAGGGCCGCTTAACGGACCAACGCGGGTGTAAACGCCGGTAGAGGTTTTTGCGGTGTTATTGAGTGCTTCAATAACGTCACTTGCTACTGATATAAGTTCTTGGTTACGGGCCGGACCACGGCCTTTTTCAGTAAAGATTTGTACTACAAGAGTGCCTCTTACATTATCAATTTCGTCAGATACTAGAGTTTCGTTGGTGAGTCCAAATTGCACGTTTACTCGGACAAACTCTGTTGTTGAGTTTGCCGGTGTGGCTGTTATGTTGTCGAAAAATACTGGTACTGGTGTTGCCAGGTCATTGAAGGCGGTGAGGATGGGGCTTTCCATGGACGCCCGGATTGCTTGGAAGTTCATATCGTTGAAAGGGTTGCAACTATATCCTGCCCGGCCTGCGTTTGTAGCAAGTCGCTGGCTTGTGTGGTGAGTATGTAGTCGCGTGTAATCTGAGTGGCTGTATAGCCAGCGTCTAGGCGTCCCACGAAATGGGGGGTTGTGTCAACGGCGGAAAAGTTGGGTCCGTTGATGTTTCCGACTCGTGCGAATACACCGGATATAGTTTTTGGTTGGGTTTTTAGAGTTTTTAGGGCCGTCATTGCAGTGTTGACTAGCTCTTGGTTTCGGGCAGGGCCTCGACCCTTTTCGCTGAAAACACGCACCACCAACGCACCACGGACATCCCGAACGCTGGAGGTAAGGGTTAGGTCACTGGTAAGGCCAAAAGTTACGTTAATTCGGACATATTCAGTCGTTGTGTTAGGTGGTACGGCAGTAATGTTGTCGAAATATACGGGTACTGCTGGGTCGAGATTATTGAAGGCGGTGAGTAGCGGCGACTCAACAGCAGCGCGGATTGCTTGGTAGTTCATGGCTTACGTTTGATTGCCAGTTGGACACCATCCTGAAGCGCTTGTGCCATTGCACCACCCTGGATATATGTAAAGTACCAGTCTTGGGGAGCGGTGCTAGTCGCCCTGCCTTCTGCATCTGTACTAACAGCGCCTCGAATACCTCCAGAGCGTGTACCGCTTTCAATAATCGGTTTAATGGGCTCACCTATACGCATAAACTTTTCCCCTGGCTCTATGTCAAGTGCTATGGCGGCATACTCAGCTACGTTTTTAATCTCATATTTTTTAGCCCTAGCAACTTCTTTGACTGTTAGAGGGTACTCGGGGATGTCATTTATTTGATAAGGGTACGAGCCGCCAGAAATCGATCTAGCAGACGGGCCAAAGGGTATTGCGACCCAGCTATCCCGAAATTCACCAGACCAAGCAGGTCCGGCATCGGCTAAACCATTCATAATTTCTACGGCGGCAAGTCTTGCCATGTCGTTTGTAAGTTGCCGCAAATCTCTCGACATCTGCGACACATCCTTTCTCGAAGGAACAGCCATTACTGCGGCCTCGCGATAAGGGTGTGATAAACCGGGTTGTCGCCGCGATAGGTCAAAATACTTATGATCTTGGCTTCGCGGGTCGCTCCAGCCTGTGGGTACTGGATGCGGTCGGCTTCGGTGGGGTAGTAGCCGTTGAGTTCGGCGCTACCGATGATGACTTTGATGTCGGTTGTTTGGTAAAGACCCTCTGATTCGCGGGGAGTGAGGCGGCTGATTACGCCCTTGACCGTGACGTTCGTGTCCGCTCCAGTGACTGTGCCGGTGGCTGGGTCGTAGGTGCGAGGTGTGGTGGTTTTGATGTAAGTGATGTCGATGCCCCAGTCCGCGAGGATCTGGGCCGGTATTGCGCCGAATGTGTCGTCAATCAGTGCCATATCAGCCCCGCAGTAACTTCACGTTGTAGTTGGTCGCTCCAGCTTGGGTGTAGGCGCCGATGAAGGATTCGAGCCAGGGGTAGACGTCGAGGATGTTGTTGATGACGCCGGGGGTTTGGGTGTCGCTGTTGTATTTGACTTTGAGGTCGCCTAGCTCTACTTCGTCGTAAATGCCGGTCTTGCCGGTGCTGCCGACGAGAGATTCTCCGTCAGAGAGGAGAGATTGGGCTAACTCAAAAGTTGCGGTTTTGATTTGGGTTGGAATAAACGTGCAGGCGATTTCGACGCCATCAACTTTGAACTCTTTGCGGGGCCACTTAAGAGCTTGGGTTGTGGTGCAGCGCTCGCCAAAGTATGTGAATACGTCGAGGTAGCGTGTGGCTGAAATTAAGACGCGGTTCTTGGTGTCGTCGGAGCCGGTCCAGTTCTCGGCGTGGGGGACCGTGAGAAAGTAAGCCTCTGCTTCAGCCAGTGTTACGTAGCTGTTGGAGTTTGCTCCACTCAAAGTGGCATCGACGACAGCAGCCACGACAGTCAGTACAGTCTTCTGTTAAGTCTAGCTCGCTTCATTTTGCGGGTTTTCGGTAAAACAGACATGTGATATACCGATCCACCGCCCATTTCAACCTCGACTTGGGCTTCGGCTACAAGGTGCGGTGGAACGTCAAGAAATCGGCGGGCGTTATCCTGTGATATGTAAAGACGTACCAGTTCCATGCCTGCTCGTAGGTCCGCTGCTTCCTCTGAATCTAAGCCGGAAGCAAAACCCGCCGTAAATCCTGCGCTGCCGGGTAAAGAGGTTCGCAAACTTGAAGATGTGGCGCTGGAGATTCGCCGCCTTCGTAATGAGGAACTTATGGAGACTAAGGAGATCCATGAGACGCTCCAGGTGAGTTATGACGTGATCAATCAGCTGTTCTTGCAGTCGTACAAGATGACGATGAACACGGGTGAGGTGTTCAAGGCGCAGGAGGAGATTCGGCTCGGGCTGTAGGTCGCTTTAAATGTGCGTCCATGTTCGCCGCAGCAGGATCTTTGAGACTGTTGCCGGCGTAACCCCGTATTCCCCCGCCAAACGTTTTAAATAACCTGGCGTGCGGTCTTCCTCAGCCCGTATGGCCAGGACTTTTTCTTCGGTGAGTTTCGAAAGGTGGCATTGGGATCCACGCTTTGTAGGGGGTTTCGGGCTCAGACCATACCCGTAAGAATGCGCCATATTCTCGCTCTGCGTGCAGTACTCTAAATTTTCTAAGCGGTTGTCCGTCTTGTTGCCGTTTTTGTGGTTAGTGACGCAGCCTTCAGGGCATGGGCCTACCCAAGCCTCCAAAACCAAGCGGTGTACCAAACGATTTTTTATACCTTCGGTAGTTTTTACGGAAACTTTTTTGTAGCCCTGTCTATGGTCTGATTGCTTTAATTCAAAAGGCTGCAAGCGGTGAAAACTCAATATCCTCCCACACGCGGAGGCTGTATATCCGATAGTTGACGGTATTGGGCGTGTTTCCATAAAAAAGGGGCTCTGATGAGCCCCTATCGTACCTACTCAGAAGCCGTTATGCGTAGGCGCTGACATCAAACGGTGTATTTACAAGCAGACGTGCCACGGGCACTTGCTTGGCACTGCCGAACACCAAGTTCCAGGAAGCGGTTGCAGCCAGGTTGCCGGTGGTTGCGGCGTTGGTGGGGTTGTCGCCGGAGGCGGCCCACTTGGTGCCGGTCACGTGGTAGCCGTAGTGGTAGTCGATGGCCAGCACATCCTGCATGGAGA